GGCGCACAAAACGAAACGAGACCCGGCGTGCGGCTATTGTTTTGTGCGCACAAAACGAAACGCCAAACGAAATGCCAGAGCACTTGTTTTGTGCGCACAAAATGAATCACAAAACGAAACCTCATTGGCCGTTCTCCTCGTGGGTGGTGACCGCCAGCTGATAGGTGTAGGGGTCGTTGCGCTTGCCCTCGCCTTGACGTGTCACCAGACCGTCATCGTCTGCCGACCGCAGCAGCCGGTCAGCCAGCCAATGCGACAGTCCCGCCTCGATCGCCTTGTCGAGGATGCTGGAACGCGTGGCTGGCCGTGGTCCCACGAACGCCTGCACGAAGGTCTCGACCGTCCACTCGTCCTTCTTCTCGCCGCGCTTCTTGCCGCTCTCGGTTCGCAGTTGGGCTGGATCGAGGTCATCTGCCGGCGACCAGACCGGGTACGACCAGCGCAGGCAGCGAGGCGCCACCGGCGGCCACGAGCGAACCGCCGCGTCCAGGACGACGGTGTCGTCTTCCTCATGGGCGCGGAGGATCATGTGCGTGTCGGTGGCCCGGCTCTGGCTGCCGGCGCCGGCCCCGACATCGGTGACACTCTTGCCCGATTGGCTGCCCTTGGTCGTGTGGTGGATCAGCACGAAGCAGCAGCCCAGCAAATCCGCGTACCGATCGATGTGGTTGTAGAGCGACGCCATGGTGCCGTTGTCGTTCTCGTCCATATCGCGCGGCATGAAGCGGTAGAAGGCGTCGAGGATCACCACCTTGAATCGCCCCGGCTGCAGACCGCGGAAGAACTCGCCCAGCGAGAACACGTCCTGCAGGTAGCCGCGCAGGTTCATGACCCAGACGTGGTCGGCGTAGGCGTCGGTCGGCACACTGCGGGCATGGGCGACCTTGGGGATTCGGTTGGCGCTGGTCTCGCCGTGCAGTTCGTTGTCGAGGATCAGCACTTCACCGCGCTCGCACATGAAGTGCCCCAGCCACTCCCGGCCGGTGGCAACGGACAGGGCAAGGTCCATCACAAGCCAGCTCTTGCGGTACTTGGGCGGAGCGATGACGTTCATCGTCTCGCCCTCACGCAGCAGCCCATGGATGACCGGCTTGCGCAGGTCGGGGTACTTGACCATCAAGTCGCGCACCGTCAGCGGCTGCATCGCTGCCACGGGCGTTTCAGGCGGGTTCGTGGTGCCTGCGGGCGTGTGAGCCATGGAGTTGGGCGGCGGACCGTAGCCCTGCAGCCGCAGTGCCGCCGCGGCTCTGGACCAATCGCCGCCGTGCTCCAGCAGGCTGTAGACCGCGAAGGGCGAATAGGCACGGTCCGACTCGAACGGCGCGGCATTGACGCTGAAGACGTAGAACACGCCGTCCTTGAGCGTGGCGGACCAGCCATGGTCCTTCCCGGGCCGGCGCCAGTATTCGTTCTGGCCACCCTTGACCCGTGTCCACCCGTGCTGCTCGAGAATCTTCCGGGGGTCGCCGCGCCGGTTGAACTGATCGCCGGGCCGCTCGGTCGTGTCATGGGCAGGTGGAGCCTTGGCACCGTCGATGACCGGCGGGACGTACTCATTGAGTTCCCATGCCGCCTGCAGCAGCGTGTCGCGTTCGGCCTCGGTCAGCACGGGCAGATGGGAATAGTCGCCCTGGATCAACTCGTAACCGGGCGTGGGCGCGCATAGGAACAGTCCGCCTTCGCCACGGGTCTCGATCAGGGTCAGGATGACGTACCTGCGACCTGCCGCGTCCGTGCGGACCAGGTAGCGCTTCCCATGCAGTTGCACCGTTGCCGCCCCGGCGGCATCGACCTGAATGTCCTCAGGCGCGACGAAGTGCTGGCGCTGGGCCAGCTTCAGGTTGCCGCAGACAGGCACCTCGGACTGGTAGCTGACGTGAAATCCGCGGGACGGCGTTCGCTCGATGACCACCCGGCTCAATAGCGACGGTGGAATCCGCTTGCACCACGCGTCGAACCGATCGCCACCGCCGTCGAAGTCGATGGTCTCTAGATGGCCCGATACTGCGCCACAGACCAGGCACAGGGCCTGGGCACCCGACTCGAACCACAGGCGAACCTGCTCGGCGGAGGGCCGAGTATTCTGAAAGGATCGCCACGCGGGCAAAGCCGGCCGCTTCTCCTGCAGGACAGCCGGCAGCACGCACAAGCCGCTGCTCAGGTATTGCGTAGCCGCGTCGCGCATGGACTGACCTTTGACAACGTCACTGCTCATGCGAGGTAGTAGATCGAGAGACGCCGAAGCACCTTGTCGATCTTGATAGCGATGTCGAATGGCTCGCGGGTCACCTGGTCCGCGTCACACTTGATTCCCACCTGCCGCGCCACACGCGCGATGTCCTCGGCGTAGATGAGCAGGAACAGCAGCCGCTTCTCGCGGTACTCTTTCGAACATTGCAGCCACGTTTCAAACCAAGCGCCGGCATTGCCGTCCTTTCGGGACAGTGCTTGCGCTTGCTTGATCAGACGTCCGCACGCAGCGCACGTTTTGATCGCGGCAGCCAACGAGCGGTTGATGGCTCGACTCGATCTTTGGTTCATCCGTTCGTCTCCTGCTAAAACGGGATTTCGTCGTCCGCTAGGGTCAAGGGCTCGAGATCGGCATCGGCGGCCACATGCCGCGGCTCGGGCAGGGCTAGGTCCGCCGGGTCGGGCTTGGCACCCAGCTCGCAGTCCACGATCCGGTCGTACTTCTCGCCGGCGACTGAGCGCACCTTGATCGACAGCGTCTCGGCCAGGGCGCCGGCGTTGGCCAACTCCACCGCCTCTTCCACGTTGTCGGGCAGCGGCAGGCACGATCGAAGGCGCCACCACGCTTCGGCCTTCTGCCGGGCGTAACCGCCGTGTTCGATGCATACCCACTCGGAGCGCGTCTGGTGGAATCCGATCTGGTAATCGACGCGCATCGACCGCGGCGCGTCCGGGGGCGCGTTGCGCTTCACGTGGACGCTGTAGTAGACGCGGCGCACTTCGTACTCGCTGATGGTGACCTGTCCGCTAAGAACGCCGGTGGTGTCAGCGCTGGGCTCGTGCCGGCGCCGATCGGGTGGCGGGAACACGTGGCCGCACTCTGGACACGTGGCGTACCCGGTGGCGATCAGGGCCTGGCACTCGGGACATTCCTTGGCCGGCGCTTCACCGCTGCCCCGGTCGGGCGCTTCCGTGATGCGAATGGCATCGACGGGGCCGTGCCGCAGCACGTTGCCGCCGAAGTCGAGCACCAGGCAATCGGTCTTGCCTTCGCACAGCCGAAAGCCACGTCCCACCATCTGGTAATACAGCCCGGGCGACATGGTCGGCCGCAGCAACGCCACGCAGTCCACGTTGGGGGCATCGAAGCCCGTGGTCAGCACGTTGACATTGACCAGATAGGTCAGGTCGCGCTCGCGGAAGCGCCGGATCAGATGGTCGCGGTAGAGCGTGGGCGTCTGGCCGTCGATGAAGCCACATTCGCCCGTGCCTCCGGCGCCGGCCCTGGCCATCTGCTCAATGACGCGAGTGACATGCTTGCCGTGTTCGACGCCGGAGGCGAAGACCAGGCATGAGCGCCGGCCACCACCCTGGACGGCATCCACAATCTCGCGGCAGGCCGATTGGACCAGCAGGTCTTGATCCATCAGCTGCTCAACTTCGCCCGGAACAAATTCGCCGGCGCGCACATGCAGGTTTTGGAAGTCGGGCTTGTACCGGCCGCTCTTGGATTTGAGGGGCGACAGGTAGCCCTCACGGATTAGTTCGCGGACGCCGATCTCGTAGCAGATGCTGTTGAGAATGCCATGCGGGGGCGGCGCGCAGATCGGGCCCGACGCCATGCGGAACGGGGTCGCCGTCAGCCCAATCACCCGGAGATGGGGATTGATGACCTTGGCGTCGCGCAGAAAGGTCTGGTACATCCCGTCGCCGTCGGGCGGGATCATGTGCGCTTCGTCGATCAAGATCAGATCGAAGCGGTCGAGCTCGGCTGCGCGGCGATACACCGACTGGATGCCGGCCACGATGATGGGGTGCTCGGTGTCGCGGCTGCGCAACCCGGCCGAGTAGACGCCGATCTGGTTTCGGGGAGTGCACAGGTCCGGCGCCATGAGTTGGAGCTTGTCCACCGCCTGTTCGAGCAGTTCCTTCACGTGCGCGAGGATGAGAATGCGACCGCCCCATTGCGCGACCGTGTCCCGGCAGATGGTGGCCATGACCGGGGTCTTGCCCGCCGCCGTGGGCAGCACCACGCACGGGTTGTCATCCCGTTCGCGCAGATGACGGTAGACCGACTCCACCGCCGCCACCTGGTACGGACGCAGGGTCAGCGGTTTCTGGGCAGGCGCTTCGGGAGCGAACAGGTTCACCGCGCCTCCTCGGCGATACCCACCGCCTGCAGGACCAGGTCACGGTGCCCGTGCTGGCGCATGGCCTTCGAGCCCAGAGCGCGAAGCTCCGCTTCTGCCTGGTTGAACACGTCCATGGCCTCGGCCAGGGTCATGTGCCGCTGCCACGCCGCAGGATGTGACTCAAACCAATCGGCGACCGCGCAGTACCGCAGGGCAGCGCCAAGCAGATCCGCCTGCGAAACCTTCGAGTTGTCTTGCGTGGCCTGAATCATCGTCTCTCCCTGATGCGTATCACGACCATGCCGCCCGGAACGACAGTGGCCTTCTTGATGAGCAGCCAGACGATCTGGCTGTCGTCCGGAAAGGCGCCGCCGTGCTGAAGCGAGTCGTTCACGCTCTTCAAAAGGTTGTCGAGATCGCGCCTTCGCCGATCCGGCGGAAAGACCGCGATAGCCACGGCGAGTTGCCCGGTCATGGGCTTGACGTTTCGGTCACGCAGCAGCCTGGCCACGGTCTTGCGGTACTCCCGGCCCTCATTGCTGATGACGATCCGCCCGCGCCACAAACGCCAGTAGTGGTTCACCGACGGCGGGAATGGCAGCTCGACCTGCAGCATCAGCTGTGTCCGGCAAGGCCTCCCGCCGGACGGCAAGCGCCGGCGGGAGGCCCGCAGAATCGGACCGTCACGATCAGCGCCGCCAGGGCGGCGTGGGATTCGTGGCCTGCGCGGGCTGGGCGCTGCTGGGCGCACCCTCGCGCTTGGCGAAGCCACGGATCTCGTTGGTCAGGTCACCGGTGTCTTTGCGCTGCTTGAGCTTGACTGTGATGACCAACGGGATGTTGTGCAGGTCGACGCTGTCCCCGGGCTGCATGACGCCGACGGCGCGGCAGATCGCCGACAACTGCTGGCGGGAGATCTGCACCGTGGTGGGGTTGGGGTGGTTGAGATTCAACCGGGCCCACACCAGGCGACCCTTGTACGGGCCCTCGAGCACCTGGAAGGTGAACTGCAGGTACTGACCATCGCCGCTCTTGGTGGGCTTCTTCTCCGACTCGGTGATCACCGCCAGGTACTTGCCCGCGGGGATCGGCTCGAAATCCTGAGACGGTTCGACCTGGGCTGCGTTGAATCCATCGAGATTGGCCATGAACGAATCTCCTTGTTCAAAAGGCGTGTGTCAGTTCGAAGGGTGGGTGTCGGACCCGGGCATCGACGGCGCGGTGTCACTGGGCTCGCTGCCCTGATCCCGGGGGCGGGGGTGGGCTTGGCGGGTGAAGTAGTCGTACGCCGCCCACTCCAGCGGCAGCTCGTACGGCATGCCCAATCGGTTCTTGGCCACGTGGGTCGGACCCTCGCAGGTCCGCATCACCCGCTCGGGCGCGGTGATGTTCCGCACCTTCTTGGGATCGGTGGTGGTGGTGTAGGTGGCGAACAAGACCTCGTCGCACCACTCCATCACCACGGCCGCGGCCAGCTTGTGCAGTCGTGGGGTGAAGCGGTCGAAGGCCGAGTCCTCGGGCGTCTGGAACTTCTCGATCTTGGTGTGGGCGATCAGGATGATGGCCATGCCGCGTTCGCGGCGCAGGGCATCGAGCCCCGCGATGAACTGCCGCCATTCGTCCAGAGCGAACACGTAGCCCTTCTGGAACCCGATGTCCTCGATGTTCTTGACGTTCTTGCGGACGCAGACGTCCTGCCAGATCAGCCGCTCGAGCCAGTCCAGCGAATCGAGCACCACGGTCTCAAAGTCGTGGGGCTGCGCCCGCAACTCGGTCAGCGCGTTCATCACGTCGCTGAACGACTGGGCTACGGGGAACTTGATGCAGTCGATCTCACCCAGTCCGTCCTCGGTCTGGACGAAGACAGGGTTGCGGGCGCTGGCGCCGAAGGTGCTCTTGCCCACCCCCTGGACGCCGTGGACCATGCAGCGTCGCGGGGCCGGGCGCTTACCGACTTGCAGTTGCGATAGCAGGCTCATGTTCGTGTGCTCCTTGAAATCGTGGTGTGTCGTGCATGAATGGGGGCTGGGGCTAAGCGAAGCTCGGCGGACCAGTTCATGGGCTTACGCCGTTCACCGGCCCCAGCCCCCGGGAGAGGCAGTCACAGCCAATCGAAGGTGCGCAGCTCCTCGTAGCCGGTCGGCCACACGTCGCGGGCGCGGCAATCGCGCAACCGCTTGACGGCCTCCTCGTTTTCCTTTTGGGCCACTGCCAGGACGTCCTCGCCCATGCGCCACACGCCGCAGCGGTAAGGCACCTGCTTCTCGACGGCGATCAGGTGCACGGGCAGATCACGCGGGTCAACGGCCGCCGCGGTCGCTGCGATCGAGCGGTAGAAGGCGAGCTGATGCACGTAGCCGAACTTGCGGGCGTCGA